GCAGCGGGAAGTTCAAGCAGAGCCTTCATCTTCTGCTTCATGTCCTTTTTGCGCCGCCTTGCCTCACCCGAGGCCTTGCCGCCTTTTTGAGTGATTTCTCGGAGTTCACTCGGAGTTCGTTCGGAATTTGATATTAGATTTTTTTCATTCACGGGTCACCACCTGCCGAAAAATAGGATAAAAAAATCCGCTTACAGCCTTTAACCGTAAGCGGATATAAAAATTCACTATATCCATTTTAGCACAAACATAGTGACATGTCAAGCATTTTTTGAAATTTTCACAAGAGCCTTGCCGTGAAGCCTATGTACGTGCCGCACACTGATTCCCATTTTGGCAGCAATCTGTCCCCAAGACTTGCAGTAAAGATAATGCAGGTTAAGCACTTCCCGCTGCCGTTCATCTTTCACAAGGTAAATGAGCCTGCCCGCCGCACAATACGGGTTTGAAAGTTCTGCTTTGCATTTGTCCGCTTGGGTTTCATAATCAGATACCTCGCAATATGATTCTTCAACGGAATTTCCGTTGCGCTCATATTCTGCGCCTGTGCTGTTATATCGCACTGTTTTGCCGTTCGTCAGCCTGTTTTCATAACGCCTGTGCTTGTTACGGGCTTTGAGATACTTGCTCCCTGCCTCTCGTGCATCATTCAGCACCGCCTTGACCTCCTGCACAGTCAATATGCATCACTCCTTTTTCAGCAATTCGGGATTATCGTAAATGTTGCCGATGACTTCTGCTGCAAATTCGTCTGTTTTTCCTATTGCAGCACATCTCAAAATAGATGAATTTACCCAAGCGGTAGGATTTGGGGCGTTGACACGGCGCACACCAAAGCTTGAAATTTCATCAATCCAAACAATCACACCAATTGTTGTAGCAGAATATGCAGTGCCCTTAACGATATCCCCCTCGAAAATCTTTACACCGTTCTTGTCGGTCAGACCTGTGTACTGTCCTATGGTTTCATAATCAACTTCAATGCCGCTTACGCCTGACGTATTAGTCATTTCAGCGGGTAAATCATACCTTTCATTATAAGGTTGAGTTAATAATCCATAGACCCAATCGCCGTTCTTATACGTTGTTCTGTAATATCCACTATCACGGTTTATGGCTTTTCCTCTGAACAAAATTTCACGTTCCATTGTTTTCACCTCCGTCCATCTTTGCCCCGCAGGTGGGGCAGTAATCCGATAAAACAAATTCGTCATTACAGCTAAATATAGCTTCGTTGCCACAATTGGAGCATTTATATCCAGCAATTGGGTCGCATCCTGCGAATTCAGGGTTGAAGCCTGTCATTTCGCTTTCTGATATTGGCTCCCAAAATCCACTCTTCACTGGTGCAACATCAGCGGCGGGCAACCTTACATCAGATATTGAAAATACAATACCTCTGCAATATTTTTCGCCGTCCTCGTAAACGTCAAAACATTCGTGCGGTATATCTGTATCATAAGTCCATGAATACCCGTCCTTACACCAGTTGATTTTTACCTTTGCGCCTGCAATAGTCGCTTCGCCGCCGTCAAAACAGTCTATTTCATCATCTTCCGCACCTCTTATCTCGCATAAATCGTCGGAAGCACCGAAAACAACTACAAGACCGTTTTCCTCGGCAATAGCCGCCGCAATTAAAGATAACTCGTTTTCGTATTGGCAATTCTGCATATACAGTTTCACAAATTCATTAGGTGTCATTGTTATACCTCCTATCTCTATTCGCAGACCGAAACATCATAAGCAGCATTTCAAGCGCAGGACGTTTCCTGTCTGATCGCTTACCTTTTTTGACGGATTTTAAACCGTTTTCACACGCAACATAAACACCGACACGATACGGAATTTCGTTTTTTATCTTTTCATAAACATCAGGCGGCATAACGTAATAATTAAAGTCGCCTATAAAGTTATGTCCGTTCTTGGAATGAAAATCCTCAACAGACGATTTAATCTCATAGCAGTAAAAATCACCTTTTTCTATTCCCGAAATAGTATTGTTTACGGGAACAAACCGCATATAATCAATTCTGACTTGATTTAATGTACCATAGTCGAATGTTACTTCCTTTGACATATAAATGCGTGGGTCGTTGTGCGGATTTATATGTAATTCAAGCAGGAGCGACAACGCTGCTGTTGTTGCTTTCCTATCCATTGTCAGCCCTCCTGTTTTTAAAATACCTAATAATTATTTTTGCAGATTCTTTCGGGTGACGGAAAATGAAATGCACGATTGACTTACGCATTACCACATTACTGTCGCCTTCATAGGTTTTTCCGCAAATCTTGCACCGTTGCGTGACCATGAAAGATATGCTTCCGTTGAATTTAATCATCTTCCTCACCGTCCTCCAGCATATCGGAAAAATCATCAGATGAATTATCCTCTGTCTCAGATGCCTCAGAGTTATCTTTAATCTGATCCTGGAAAACAAGACGCATCAGCACGCCGATAAATTCTATGGGGTCAACATTGTCTCCGGATATCTGAGTGTAAAATGCCTTGAACGCATAAAACAGGTCTGTGAGTATCGGTGTTGCATTGCCGTCCTCAGGGATATCAATTTTCCCAACCGCATTGAGTTCACGGTCCTCTTCGTCCTTAAAAGCGTCAGAAATCGCTGCTAAAAATATAATTTTGTTTGCCATTCTATTCATTTTATTTTCCTCCTGTTATTTTCTGTTATCAATTTTTTCTGAATCTCCCGCAGCCAAGATACATGCAACTGCAACAATGGTTATAATACCGATTATCCAGCCTATAAGCAGACCTGCGAGAAACATCATTCTTCACCGCCTTTTATCGTTCTGAGCAGCTCCACAAGTATTGCCTTTCGGTTGCCATAATTCATTCTGCGTTCCTCAGCCTTCGCCTTTTCGATATCCACCTTGCGGATTTCATAATTGCAGATCGCAATCTCACTGTTTATAGCAGCAGCAATGGCTTCATTGCGTTTAACTGCATCAATAGCAGCCTGCAGCGCTTCTGCGTCCTGGTGGAATATTTCATCGTCGCCGTCATCGGTAAAATGACCCTCTGCTTCTTTTTTTAAATCCTCAAGATGACGTATGATTTGATTTGCGTTCATTTTTGCATATCCTCCTAACTTCAATTTAAATGCCGCTCTTAGGTGCTTTGTGCTTTGGCGTGAATTTACCCTACCAGCATCAGCAAAACCTCATACAGCTCATTTCTGTGGGCTTGTCGTTGATTTGATTGTGTTCATAGCATTCAGTTTCTGCAAAACAGTCTTTTCGGTGACGGTTTCACATCTTGCCGCAGATATCACAGCAAGCGCAGTCCTCAGAGCCTCGGTAACATCTTCGGGAAGTTTCAGCGGAGCCTTGCAGAGAGCTGTGCAAAGGCTCTCAGTCGCCTTGATAGCCTCCTGGTGCTTTCGGCACGCATCGACATAAAGAAATCGCTGCTTGATATCCTCGTTGTACTGAGACAGGAGGCGCTGCTTTTCGGCAGCAGCCTGCTCCAGACTTATGGCTTTGCTTTTAAATATCGCATATACGCCGCAAAGTCGTGCAAAATATCTGTACTCAGCCGCAGGAAACTCAGAGCAATCAATTACCTGACCCTTGCAGCCTGCATTATAGCAGTCGGTCTCCAGCTGCTTGAAAACAGCCGGATCAGAAAAGCATTTCTTCAATTTACACCTCCGGTTTATTCTTTCGGGCATGATCCATAATCAAGCCGAGATCGAATGACGGCTGCTTTGAAGGCTGTGCCTTTGCGCCGTCTTCCTCTATCCACTTAATAACAGTGTCATAATGATTTTTGTAAGGTGCTTTGCCGTTGGAATAAAGATAATGGTCTATTTTGTCAATATATCGTTCTACAACAGCCTGGCTGTATTTTTCACAAAGGTCATTGTATTGTTTTTGTGTCAGGTGTATTGTGTGGTGTTCGCCCATGGGGCGCATATTACTATGTAATACACTACCACTACCACTATCACTATCATTTACAATATCAATGTCATTTTCAATATCAATATCACTACCAATATCACTATCACTATGCAAATTGATGCAAGTCATTGCATTTGTATGCTTTTGCATGCTTTTGCACTCTTTTTCGACGTCATTGTTAATAGCCTCGGCATCGTCATTTTTCTGCCATCGCCTTTTTGCGCTTTCGGCTCTTTTTTGGCATACTGTCTCATACTTCTGCAAATCGTTGTCCAGCTGATTTGAGATAAATGAGAATGCCATAGCCGACATTCCGTCAAGGTCTGGCAGCCTGCCTTCGTTCACATATTCAAAAATCGCCTTGAACAGCTTCCCTGCTTCATCGTCTGATAATCGTTCTATATGCTTTATATAATCCGCATAAAGGATAAAGCTCTTCTTTTTCGGCATTCAGACCACCTCAGAACGGAAGATCGCTGTCGCTGACTACTTCCTCAAAGTCCGAAAGGTCGGCAGGAACGGGAGCAGGTGCAGCCGCTGCCGTATTGTTTCGCTGAGGAGGGGAAGAGCTTTTGTTTCCGCCGCTGTCACCGCCGAAATAGGCATGATCCACAAGCACCTCGGTAACATAATGCTTTACATCGGGGTAACGCTTATCGTCGTAATTCCTCGTTCTCAGAGCGCCCTCAATGCCTATCATCTTGCCCTTGGAAAAGTATCTGCCGATAAATTCCGCAGTCTGCCTCCACGCCGTACAGCTTATGAAATCAGTCTGACGTTCTCCGTTCTGGTCTTTAAATCCTCTGTCAACAGCTATATTAAAGCTGCAGGAAGATATGCCGGACGCAGTCTGCCGCAGCTCAGGGTCTGATGTAAGACGTCCCATTAAACACACTCTATTCATGTTGCACCTCCTAAAATTTTGGCTATCATATAGCCTGTCATACGCTTGTCGCAGAATACGAAATCAACATCATACCGCTGACCAATGGTAAAGAGTATCTTGAAAAGCTGCTTCCCGCTGACCGCTTTGGGAGACGTCCTGAGGCGGGGATTTACCCACCCCTGAACATCTGCAAGTGTCTTGATATTGCTTCCGTGTTCGCAAAGAATAATGATCTTTATCCCATTTTCCCGCGCACGTTTAAGCTCATTGATGAACCTTTCGTGCTGCTGGCAGACATTACCGCATATTTCCTGTAAATTCTGCTTGCGGTCAATTACGACCCTCGGATTGTCGAGGCTCATATAATCGCCTACATAAAGCTTTGACGTATAATGCTGAATGCCTGTTTCATCAAAATAGCTCACTATCTGTTTAATGGCTCTGGATTTTTCTCTGGTATCAATCTGTATAGTCACTTTTAAACTCCTCCGAGGTCAGGACCTTGTCAAGCTGTTTAGTGAATTTACAGTAATCACAGTGTCCGCATCTGGTCGGTTCTTCCTTTCCAGACTTTATTGCCGCATATCTTCCGATGTTCGCCTTGACTATCTCCATCGCCGCATCAAGCTCAGCCTGATCCAGACTTATGACCTGTAAGTCGGTCTCCTTTTCCTTTGTGGCTGCAGCAAGGACAAAGGGGAGAGTTTCCCCTGTGTTCTGCCTTACTATCTCCTGATATACAGCGCCCTGAATGTCATAGCCCCATGCTTCATAAAAGCTGAGCCTGCCTCTGCCGTTTACATATATGGGGGAAAAGTCCTTTATGACCTTGAGGTCAACTATGGTCTTGTGATCCCGATAGCTGTCAATTTTTATCTTGACAGGCACGCCTTCGATCTCGCCCACCATAATTTTCTGCTTTTCTCCGTCCATAGCCTTCATAAAAAAGCTGTCTCGTTCGATTCGGTTGATTATGTAATCCGCCTGATTATATTCAGCTTTCAACGTGCCGTCACGCTTGAATATTTCGGGGTTCTTTGCCTTGAAAATATCAAGCGTGCCCTCGAAATGTGCATCGACATACGAGCCTACAAGAAGTGCGGTAGTCTTTTCGGGAGCATATTCACCGTGCAGCTCCGCAAGGGCTGCCGCCTCACATTTTTCAAAGCTCTTGAACTGAGACACGCCCATATATTTCAGATTGTTCTCCGGCGAAAAATAGTCGGTCTGAGTTATGCTGTGGGGTATCATAAATATGTTACCTCCATTTCCGCACTGTCAGTTGTCCTTGTGGCGATGAACTGCACACCCTTTTCCCTGCACTTGTTGTACAGCTTTTCACGGTTTTCCGCACTGAGCTTTTCAGCGCCGTCGATGAGAATTATCTGTAAATTGTTGGGCTTGCTCAGAGCAACGTCAACGCAAAGCTCAAGCTGTTCACCCTCTGAGAGGTTGGAAACGGGGAGACCGTGTATAAGGGGAATGCCGTTCTCCACCGTGAAGCCCTCAATGGGGATAGAAGCGGTTTCGAGTATCTTTCCGGGAAGACTGCGGGCAAGCTCTATCTTTGCTGTAAGCTTGTCCGAAGCGGCGGTAAGCTCCTTGACCTCTTCCTGCATATTCCTCATACGGTTGTACTCGTTGATATATTTTTTCATCTGCTCGGCGTGCGCCGCCTGCTCTTCCAGAGGAGCCGTTTCAACGGGAATTTTGTCCGCATATTCGTCAGCAACCTTGATATCGGAATCAAGCCTTGCCACATTCTCATTGTAACGGCTTTCCGCAAGTGCTATCTTGTCAGCAAGTATTCCGTCAAGGGAAGCAAGCTTGCTTTCGCCTGCTGCAATCTCCGCCTTCATACGCTCGATTGATTTCAGAATAGCCTCACGCTGATTGGATACCGCCAGCTTTTCGGCAGCTACAGCCGATTCCTTTTCACCCTGAAAGCCCCGTATCTTGTTGTCATAGCTGTCTCTGAAAACCTTTGCCCTCTGAATGCGGCTGTTCATTTCCTTTGCGGCGGATATCTTCTTGTAAGCTTCCGCAAGGTCGAAGCTCTCCCATTCCGCCGCATTGAAATGCTCAGGAATATCCTTGGCGATATCCCCAATAAATGCCTTCTCATTGCGGATATCACGGTTTATGTCCTGCCTGCTCTTGAAATAATCGCCGTTTTCGGACTGAATATCCGAAAGCACCTGCAATATGTTCTGACTGTAATCAATGCTCTGAGGAATTTCACCGAACTGCTCCCTTATCCAGTTAAGGTCCCAGGGGAATTCGATAAGGTCGAGGATAGCCCTGTTCTGCTCTTTCTTGCTCATCTGCGTGAATGCCACAGGGTCAAGCTGCAAGGGCGTAAAGAGCTGCTTAAGAAAGTTTTCGGGAGAAGATACTTCCTTGCCGCAGTCCTTTACGGATTTATAATCAGCCTGCTCGGTGCGCTTTTTTCGGTTTATGTAAAGCCCCGTGTCCGTCTCCACGATGATCTCGCCCTCTTTTTCTCCCTTGTGGATAACATAATCACGGGAGCTTCCGTTTGTAAGGGCGTATCTGATAGAATCAATTACCGAGGTCTTGCCCGTGCCGTTTGTGCCTGTTATTTCAACCGATCTGCCGTCAAGCTCGGTCTCGGTGATGCCGAAAAGGTTCTTTATTTTTATCTTGGTAGCCTTCATTTTTCATATCCTCCGTTACAGTTCAATTCTTTCAACGGGCTGAATGTCCTCAACCTCGCCCTCAACGTGTACGCCCATAAGGACTTCGGGGCAATAGACCCTCGCAAAGAATGACGATGCCCTGTATGCAAGCATAAGCTCGGGCATATTCGTCCATTTGGGGTTTTTACCGAGCCACCCCTCAGCCCTCGCCATTTTCAGCGTGACCTCGGGACCCTCCACCCTGTCACCCGTGTCAGCCCATACAGCCGACAGATAACAGCCTCGGTCATCGGTGCCCTTTGTGCCGATATATACAGGGCGGACGCTGCCCGGCTTGAATTTGCCGCAGCCTTCAATGAGAGCCTTGCAAGCCTGCCCGCTCCATGAGGGTTTGCCCTTTACCACATAAAGGTTCTGCATCACCATCATAGGCGAAACGCCCATTCTGTCAGCCATATCTACAGCGATGGCGCAGTCGGCAGGCTTGTTTTTATAGTTATCGGGTATTATATCCGCTGTAGAGATTACCTTTGCGAGCTTATATGCTCTTGAAAAATCAGCAACTATATTTGTGGAAGGCTGCTGCACAATTTCCGATATTGCGGCGCTGCTCTGAGCAGGAGCCTGTATTATGTCGTTTGTTTCCATTCTTATTCCTCCTCAAAAAGTGATATTTGTTCGTTGGTTTGGGGGATATCCTGCCATTTAACACCTATGTAGTCGAGGACACGCCCCCAGCCATATTTTTCACCATCGCTGTCAGTGCAGCATTCATACATCCAGTAGTGCCATTCCTTGGGATTATCTTCACGAAGCCTGTCAAACCTGTGGGGTCTCTGTTCCATATGTACTTCAAACCCGCACATCGAACAGCCTGTCCTTTGCGCCCTCGTGGTGTACAGTGTGCCGTCATCTTTGCGCTTTATCTCGCCATATGCTCTCGGAACGGGAACGTTCAAGTCAAGAGCCAGCTGTAAAAGGTCTTGACGGGAAAATATTGCAAATGGGCAGGAACGAACAGTATTCTTGCCGTAATAATTACAGCCGTTTTTCATCAGTCCCATTTCCCTCTGTCCGCCCTCGGAAGCCATAAGCCCCAAATAAGGGTAACTGTTGTGCTCTTTCGCCCAATCGTCTGCGGGCTTTTCTTTCATATAATAACAGCATCTTGATGATACTTTAAATTCGGGCGGCTTTGTGAAAGCCAGGTCAGGACGGTGCTCTCGGTAATTGTACCCGAAAAGCTTTATCCATTTTTCAGGCAATTTTATTTTATTGCTGTGCTGAAAATGTCCCTGCTCGCCCATATCTCCCGTCATTATGGCGTGGATAAACGTCTGCTTTTCGCTGTCGGGAGTGAGGAGATAGTTTATCTTGTTAGCTTTTGCCTTTGAAATAACCGGAAATCCTAAGTCCTGAAGGACTTTCGATTTGGACATATATGGCTTTATCGGAATTACGCCTAATTGTTTATGTATTTCCTGATTGCCCCTATCTTCAAGGATAGATACAGATATTGCAGGAACATCAATGCCGATAGATCTGAGAAAACACAACAGCGTTATGCTGTCCAAGCCCCCGACAGATACATGGCAGTTGGCATTGTAATCTCCGACTGGTGAAGTAATAGTGTTATAGAAATCCTTTGCCATTTTAGCGGCATGGGAAATCTTGCTTTCGTAAGGTAGTTGCTGATATTGTTGGAATGTCTTGATATCCACTTGACAAATCCTCCTAAATGCCTTATAATAAGGCTGTCTTATTTATCTTTTTGCCGTGTACGGTTGCCGCCGTCACGGCTTTTTCTTTATTCGTCGTCATCGTTCTCACTTGCAAGGCGAATGTTTTCGATATACTGGCACAGCGTAAAAATCGAGAGTATAACGACAATGCCAACAGCTGAGACATGATAAGCTGTCTCAAATATTACTGCTATCACTTGCTTTTCTCCTTTCTTTTCTTTGCAAAGCACCCGTCGTCCGCAGTGTCGATGATGTACTGGGACGACTGTACATATCTGCCGTATGTCATGCCAAGCTCACCGGCTCTGCGGCATACCTCTCCGATGCTTGGGGCTTTGGAGACCTTAGAAGCATCACACTTCTTCTTTCTCGCCATATCAGCACTCCTTGCAATCTGTGATAACCGCCTCGACCAGATCGTCAAGACTGTTTTCAGCGAAAATCCTGTCCCTTGCCTTAGCTTCGGCAGCTTCTCTCGACCCAGCCGATACGCTGTACACATCGTTGAATGCGCCGCCCTTGAACCTGAGATGTACATATACGTTGTATGTGCTCATTACTTTACACCTGCCTTTTCCTTAGCTGCCTCGAGTAGCTTCTTGTCGATGATACGCTTGAGGCATTTTGCCATAATCTCAGGGCTTGGCTCGTTCACGAGTATGATCCTGCGTCCGCTTTCGGACATCATTTCTCTGGTGGGATAGTTCTTGTCCATGATTTTCTCCTTCCTGTCCTGATTTCGGGACAGATAATGTGCTATACTGAAAATGGAATTATGCCGACCGAGCAAAAAGCTGCTCAAACTGACAGTTGGGGAAGAACTCATTTTTTATTGTGAAAGCTTCCTCTACGGTAAACGAGCTTTTACCTGTGATCTTTGCTCTGAGGGTATCCCGTGTTATCCCGAGCCTCTTTGCAATGTCAACATAGTTAATATGCGCCTTTGCGATCTCGCCTATAAGATTGCTGTATTCCATGTGCTTTTCTCCTTTCATTTGAATAGCTCTATTATGCAAACGCATAATTTATGATTTAATTATATTATTCAACTGCATAAAAGTCAATAGTTTTTCTGTGATTTATTACGCATTTGAATAACTTTGTCGCTATGCACAAAAAATTATGCAGTTCTTTGTTTGTGGCAATGAAATTATACGCATTTGCATAAATTTGTTGACTTTTGTTTTCTTTGGTGATATACTTATGATAATTTAATAGGAGGCGTCAATTATGGCAATCGGAGCAAAGCTAAAACAAATACTGGAGGACAGAGGGCTGAAAGCAACAGACATAGCTGCGCAAACAGGACTGTCCGCTCAGACTATATACAGTCTGATCTCACGTGACAGCAACAAGGCGAGTATAGATAATCTTATAAAGATTTGCGGTGCTCTTGGAATTACAGTTGAAGAGCTAAATCAGTATGATCTGAAAACTAAAAGCAATGCTTTACTCAAAATATCAGTTACTGAACACGAGAATAAAGTAATTACAGCCTACCGTGATAAGCCTGAAATGCAGGGAGCTGTTGATAAGCTCCTTGAAATAGAGCCTGCACGCAGAAAAATTGATATATCCGCTTACAAGCAGAATATAGCTGCGGGAACGGGAGAAGAAGGATTTACACCTGAGAAATTCAAGGAGGTTGACGACTTTGCAAGACAAATCGCAGAACTCGAAGCCAATGAATCTGATTGATCTCTACCAGTTTGCAAAGGATAATGACATAAAGGTGGTAGAAACTATCTGCCCACAATGCAAAGCAATTTCCATGCTGTCACCGCAGGGAGAGTGCTACATAGGTATTGATTCAAAGTCAATGAACAGTGAGCGAGAGGAAAAGCAGTATCTTGCTCACGATATAGGGCATTGCATGAAGGGTGCATTTTATAACCCATATTCACCTTTTGACATTATTGAGAAGCAGGAGCATCGTGCAAATGCCGAAGCGATACATTACCTTATTCCCAAGCAGAAATTGATAAAAGCAATGAAAAGCGGTGAGACTGAGGTATGGCAGCTTTGTGAATACTTTGACGTCGATGTAAAGTATATAAAGCTTGCTTTTTGGGAGTATTTTGATAAAATAATTTAAACTTTTAAGTAAGGACGTGACATTATGAGATATTTTAATACTAAGACTGTAATAGCTGGGACACTTTCGGCTATATGTGTGTTGTCGTTTTCTTCATGCGGTTCCTCCAGTTCTTTGCAGAACAGCAGTGAAGTCACAACAACATCTGCTGCTACGACTGTAACAACCGTGGCAAGAATCGATGAACCTGACGGTAATGACGAGCCCTCAAAGTGGGCTGAGTATATTTCAGATTCTTATGTAAAAATAATCGACTACACTCAAACTGCATCTGAAAAAGAAGGAAAATACAATATAACCATATGCGCCTCTGCGGATCTGGCGACAAATCCCGAGCTTACAGTTAAAAATTTATTTAAGCAGTCCAAGCTTATTTTCAGGCAGTTTAAAAAGTGCGGGGCACTTGATGTGCTTTCTGTAAGCTTTGCTGATGAGAAGGATAACGACAAGCCTTATATGAGCTACGATATAAGCAGTGACACATTGAATGAGCAGGATTTTGATGACAGTAACTGGGACGAGTACTCTATTCCTAAAATTACAGAAAACTTCACGGCTGACGATACATTAGAAGACTATGTAAAATCCGAATCCGAACGGAAGGCAGATGATCTGGCTGATAGTTTCACGGATTATCTGTCAACCTTTTATCAAAGTGTTGAAGTGTCATATGATTATGATAAGGACTATTTTACAGCTTCCGCATTGGTTAAAAATGGAAACGAACTTTTGAATTCAGCAAATTCAGTTGATTGGAGCAACTTTGTTGACGGGGTTGTGCAAAAATATGAATCAATGCGTGATACTGTGCAGGCAAAGGGTCTGAACAGTAAACTAAAGATCTCATTGTACAGTGATTACGATAACAGCGAAATGGTCACGGTAAAAGGAAATATAATTACATATAACGCACGCAAAGATGAATACACCAGTTATCTCCCTCAAAACAATTCAGCTAAGCCCGCTTCAAGCTCTGAAAGTTCAGTTTCCACAGGCAAGAAGAATGCACTTAGAAAAGCTAATGAGTATTTGGATTATATGGCATTTTCTTACAGTGGATTGATAGATCAGCTGAAGTACGAGGGCTTCTCCGAGAGTGAGGCTGAATACGGTGCTGACAACTGCGGTGCGGACTGGAATGAGCAGGCAGAGAAGAAAGCTAAGGAATATCTTGATTTTATGGCGTTTTCTTATGACGGACTGGTTGAGCAGCTGGAATATGAAGGATTTACACACAGCCAAGCTGTACATGGAGCAGATTCTGTTTATTAAGGAATGTAGAGGACGTGACATTATGGCAATAAGGTTCAGAAAAAGCAAATCAAAAGGACCATTCAGATTTACTCTTGGAAAAAAGAGCTTCAGCTCTTCTGTGGGGGGAAAGACCTTTCGTGTCGGGTTGAGCTCAACCGGAAAAATGCGAGTAACTTCACGTATTCCCGGAACAGGAATATCATTTTCAACATCTTTCGGAGGTAAAAGCCGTTCAAAGAGAAAAGCCAGCCATAAATCGGCAGGAAATGCAGCATCAATGAATGTGCAGACACCTCCTCGTCCGGCTGCAAGGCTCAGAACATCCAATAGTGTTGCGGTTATCTTATTTGTTGTATTGATTATTTCTGTGCCTGCCGCAGGCGTGTCTCTCTCATGGAACGGAGATTTTTTGTCATGGTTTATCAAATTTATAATATACATATTTGCATTATATATGATAATCAATAATGTCAGCAAACTTAGGTCGCTGGTGCAAAAATGGTGGAACGACAATAAGCTTATCACAGGCGTTGTGATTGCAGCTTGTGTCGTGGGTATTGCTGTATTATCCGCTATTGGCGGCAGATGAGTATATTAGATAAGGACGTGATAACATGGCACGAAGAAGAGGAATAAAGATCGCCAAGGGTGTAAGGCTTAATTTTAATAAAACAGGTACAAGTCTGACAGTCAGAAGCAAGGGCTTGTTTGGGAAAACGCACAGCAGCACTATTCCGCTTACAAGCAGTCATAAGAGCTCATCATCAAGAGCCGGAACATCGTATTCACGCCCAGGCTCATCAGGAAGCAGGTCTGCCCAGCCTGTCGGACGATATGATTTCAAAATACTTGAAAACGGTGATGTTGAGTTTTTTGATTCCATGGGGCAGAAAATATACGATGATTCTCTTATACGGAAGATAAAGAGTACCGAGCAATTCAAGGAGAAGAAGCGTGCTGTAATGGAGCAGCGGAAAGAGGAAAAACGTTATCAGCAGAACGCTCTTTTCTCAGAGATACAAAGCGGAACAGATGAAATGATAAACATTCACCGTATGTCCGCAAAGGTCGTTTCAGCAGATGACTGCAATGCTGCAATAGAGCATATCCAGCCAAGAAAATATCAGCCTGCGGAATTTTCTGCGCCCAAGCCGATGAGAGATCATATTGAAACGGTTCTGTATCGTGAAGCCGAGCAGAATGTAAAGGTGCCTTTCTGGAAAAAGAAAAAGGCTCTGGAAGAGTATGTTTCTTCAAGAGCCGATGCCCGATATTCAGAGGCTGTTGAAAAGTACGAGAGCGAAAAAACAGAATTTGAACGAATCGAGAATATAAAAGCAGAAAAAGCCAATGCACAGAACGAGATTGAAGCTGAGCTGAGGCGAAGCGAGATAAGGGCTTTGATGAACAGTGACAGCGAATACATAGAGCAAAAAACGCAGGAGTGGCTTGAAAGTGTTACATTGACGGTTGATTTTTCGGTCGATTTTGAGTATTGCGCTGACAACAGAACTATGTGTCTTGATCTTCATCTTCCACCGGTAAATGATATTCCTGCCACAAAAGCAGCACGGCTTGCAAATGGCACAGTAAAGGAGAAAAACAAGACCCAGAAGGAGATAAAGCAGGAATACATACTATGTGTTTTCGGGCTGGCAGTATTTGTTTCAAGCAATATTTTCAATGTCAGCACTGCAATAGAGCAGATAGTTGCCTCTGGCTATTCTCAGCACAGAGATGACAAGACAGGAAACATTATAGATGACTGCATATACTCGTTAAAATTTGTGCGGTCTGTTTTTGAAAACACTGACCTGACTGCCGTGGATCCTCAGCAGTTCTGCCTATCATGTGAAAGCAGGACAAATATCACTGCTTCGCTGATTATGAAGCCTGTGGAGCCGTTTGACAGTAGTGTCATATCAAATAATCAATAGACAAAGAAATGAAGAAAGGTGTGGCATTATGGGTATTTTTAGTAAACTTGTTTCAAAGGTAAAGTCTGAATCCAATGTAGATATCGCATTACAGCTCTTTGAATCACAGGGGATAGGCGGAACAATAGGTACAAGGGCTAAGGCGATTATTAGCGATTGTCAAAGTCGCCAAGATGTTCTATTAAGAGCCATTGAATTGTGCGGTCCAAACCCTATTGATGCTAAAAGCCTGTATGTTGTTTCTCACTGTTATGTGTGGTTAGGGGCAAAATACAGACCGCAGGCTATAGAATATCTTGAAAAGTATATTGCTGCAGGAGCGTCATGGTCCGGAACACCCAGAGACTTTATTGATATGGGCGGATATTCGGTAGATCAGCTGTCCAGCAATAGGGCTTCTGTTTATCATTATCTTGGAAAAGCCTATGAGGGCGAATATATGTTTGAAAAAGCTGAGAATGCGTATAGAGAGGCTGAATCTCTTTGTCCTGATTTTGCAACATATTCAGTTTGCGTTGCAAACACTTTTGTAAAACGTAATGATTTGGAAAGAGCAAAGGCTTACTTAAATAGCAAAAAGCAAACGATATATTATAAGAATAATGTTGATGATTATAAAACATTATTAAATGCTGCGTTAAACGACATAAATTCAAAGATTGAAAAGGGCTATGTATATAAGCCCAGAGGAAAGAGTAGGAAATAAAAAATCCCCGCCCGGCGCTGGAACACCGAACGGGGAAGAAGCTGTGATACAATCACAACCTTAGACAAGTTTATTGTATCATAGCTCCCTGAAAATGTCAAGGAGTGATTTAAATTTGAAAACCGCCGTAATATACGCCCGGTATTCGTCCGACAAGCAGACGGAGCAGTCCATTGAAGGACAGCTCTACGACTGCTACAACTACGCCAAGCAGCACGGCATAACAGTCGTGCGGGAATACATAGACCGAGCCATGACGGGCAAGAACGATGACCGCCCTGCGTTTCAGCAGATGCTTCACGATAGTGCGCAGCATAAGTGGGACAGCGTTCTTGTGTGGAAACTTGACCGCTTCGCCAGAAACACCATAGACAGTGCCGTAAACCGCCAGATTTTAGCTAAAAACGGCGTGAAGCTGCTGTCCGTCATGGAGAGCTTCGGGGACGATGCCAGCGGTCAGATGATGACCCACATAATTGAGGCTATAAATGAATATTATAGCGCCGACCTCAGAGAAAAAACTATCCGAGGAATGCGGCAGTCGGCAATGAAGGCTCAGACCACAGGGCATATCCCGCTGGGTTACAAGGTCGTTGACAAGAAACTGGTCATTGATGATGAGACCCGAATTATCCCCGAAACTGTGTTCAGGATGTACGCAGAGGGGGAGAGGCTCACTGACATAGCCGATCATCTGAACGCCCAGGGCTATCGCAACCGCCGAGGCAGGCCGTTCACCACAAACAGTTTTTACAATATGCTGGCTAATGAAAAATACATAGGCATTTACAAATACGATGATATTGTGATCGAGGGAGGAATACCGCAGATGATACCCAATGAAGTTTTTGAGGCTGTAAGAGAAAAGCTGATAACCAACCGCAAGAGAGCCGCCAAGAACACCGCCAAAGCCGATTATTATTTGTCGGGCAAATTATACTGCGGTCACTGCGGAGAGCCTATGAGCGGGCTGTCAGGCACAGGACGCAACGGGGTCAAGCACTATTATTACCGCTGTAACGGCGTGCAGAAAAAGTCAGGCTGCCACAAGAAGCTGGAAAATAAATATCTGATAGAGGACGAGGTGTGCAGAGCAGCACGGTCAGCGTTTGAGCAGATGGACAAGGCGGAGACTGCCGAGACCATTTATCAGATGTATTTGCAGACGGTCAGAAATGAGTATGCGCCTGCCGAACTGGAAAAGGAGCTGACCGAATGCACTAAGCAGGCTGAGAACGTTGTGAACGCCATAGCTCAGACAGGCGGAAATCAGCTGCTTTATGATAAGGTCAGGGAGCTGGAAGAGCGCAAGGAGCAACTCGGCTCCGCCCTCCGATTGTCTCAGGCGATGACCGACAATGTCCCCTCTGTGGAGCAGATCACCGTGTTTATAGATGATATCCTTGCAACCGATATCAACACCACCGAGGGCAAGAAAGCTATCGCCGACATCATGATATCAAAGGTGTATGTTTACGACGACAAGCTCACGGCCATTTTCAAAGATAAGGACGGCAAAAGCGTTGATATACCGCTATCAGACGTGTCAGATAGCTCCTCAGCGGATTGTGCTCCCTCTGCGCTGGGGAGCCAAGCAATTCTAAGCACTAACCATCGAGAAAAGGTATAGAGAGTGATATTTGTGAATCTCTTCCTTTGAACGATGGTTAGTGTCGTTTTATACAGTTTTATTGTATTTATTTGAAGTATGGAAGGTTAAGCCTCCGTATGCGTACATTTTGTATGCGTACGGAGGCTTTTTTGTTGCTCCCAAAAAGGAGACTAAAAATGGCTACAGATTATATTAACCGTCCTAATATGGAAAATTATATAATAGATGATATTTTTAAAATACTCAGTGATGATACAATATATATTCCCAAGAGCGTAGCACAGCGCAGTGATGTATATGATGTCAGCAAGACTTTGTTTGGAGTGATATTCACCGATTGTGTTGATGATCTCAGGGCATACGGAAGTAGTATCGACGGAGAAACAGTCGGTAAAATGATGAAAGCATACGTTATGGATATGACCATATCCGATATACAGTGCGAATGCCTGTGTTCACCGTCAATGGCTTCGGCTGCAAGGAGTGAAACTGTCATGCTTATCAACAAGACTGACCTTTCGGAATGTTTGCGGGAAAGTCAGGTGATCTGATATGCAATATCTCATAAAACCTTTACTTGAAGTGCTTAATCCTACAAATACGGTTTCAAGGAACAGGCTGCTTTCTTTTGCTATTGGCAATTCAGAAGCGGAGATATATAACTGCCTTATTGCTAAACACGTCTATTACAATAACCTCGGAAAACTTACAGAGGGCGGCTGGTTCTATTCGACCGTAAAGGATCTTCATCTTAGCAGCGGTTATGCGGAGGATGCGCAGAAAACAGCTATCCGTCATCTCATCAAGCACGGTCTTATTGAATCGGAGTTTAAAGGCTTGCCTGCAAAAAGATATTTCAGGATAATTCCCGATGCGGATAAGCTTGCATCTCTGTTGAGATCGGGCGAAGAAGCTCAGGAAGCTATTGCACTGAAGTATGATGAAGAGTTTGAAAAGAGAAAGAAGCGTAGATACAACAGAAAGCATCGTATTGTAGAGGTAACAGCATTTGATTCCGTTCAGAGCGTTCCCGATGCCGAAAAATCCAAGGCTGTAACGAACTTGAATTCCGTTTCAGGCGCTGATGAATCCGATTCCGCTCGGCTCGTCGGTAACAGCAGTGATAATTCTGTTAGCAACTCTTTTTCTGCCGAAAATGCTTGTTCCGCTGATTATGGGGGAACAAGGTCAGGCGAAGCACGGGGGAAAACTAAAGATAATAAAAATCAAAGTAATTGTTTTTCAAATCGTTCATTCTCTCCGCATGCGTGCGATGAAAAATTTTTGAATGACGGAATGAAATCGGAAAGAAAATTGTCTTTCCTTGAAATTCTTTCGGCTATGGGACTTGACCTTGACAACTGGCATTACATTTACACCCGTGACCCGACTTCTGAGAGGGACTTAGTGTTTGTTGACGAGGAAGAACGTAGGACGAAAACTCTTCATATTCCCGAATCATTCCGAAGTGACAGCAGCTATGTTCTTACGGCTTTGCAGTATATTTCGGCATACAGCAATTATGCCTTTGACGATGATATGAAGCCGATGCCTAACAAGAATTTCATAGACATAACGCTGAAAATGCTGACTGAGTTTATTATGGCTGACAGTTTCAGGTTCAACGGGCAGATCATCGGCTACAAGAAAGTTCTTGATACGCTGAACAGTCTTATCCGAGAAAATTCGCTTTATGATTTCATTCTCAGCTTTCAGTACGAATGGGAAAAGATACTGAGAGAAAAAACGGAAAGCAGCATTCGCAACAAGGCAGCATACATGAAGGTTTGCTTATTGGACTGGCTGAAACGTTGGAAAATTGAGGAGTACAATCAGCTTGTGGGATTGGTTTGAGGTGGAGAGTATGATTGAACTTTTTATTGTTGCATTGGTTTTGGAGATTTGCAGGCAGGTGACTTTGTGCAGACTTTATGGCAGAAAAAATCACAGCACCCGTTAAAGTGCTGTGAGTATTAACTGCTCGATAAATCGGAATTTTTGCTTTATTTAAATTATTTATGCTGTAAAAAGTTATAAACTCTTTGATTGAAATCCTTAGCTTC